TTGTTGGCGTTTTAAAAGTGTTGTCACAAGTAGAGTTTGATGCAGATAAACAAGCAGAACATCAAGCAAGAAAACCTTATCCTTCATGGGTAGGTGACATTGATACTATGTCATGGCAACCACCTGTACCTTATCCGCAAGATGACAAACGCTATTACTGGGATGAACCAACTGTAACTTGGAAAGAATTTACGCCAGTGGTGCAGTTACCATGAAAACTTCTGAGTTAGGTTATTTTGGTAATATCTGGGTTAAGCAAAACGTCTTAGAACTTGCCGGTGAAACACATGGTGGGCATGAACATAAATTTGACCATGTGACACTGCTTGTATCGGGAAAAGTGTCTGTTGAAATTGAAGGTCATGAGCCTAAAGAATTCACAGCACCAACATTTATCGTTATTCGCAAAGAGCATCAACACAAAATTACAGCAGTTGAAGATGGCACGGTCTATTACTGTGTTTACGCGCTACGCAATATGGACGGTGAGCCAATTGAAGATATTTACGGTGAGCAACATGACCCAGAATCAGCCAGTGCTAGAAATGATGGGTATTGGGAAAACATTAAGAGGATTGACAAATGAACAAAATACTTAAAATATGGAACTATTTAATGGCTCGATTAAAAGAGCCTTCTACCTACGCGAGTGTAGCAGCACTCGCAACGATGGCGGGTGTGAATATTGATGCAACGCCTGTTGTGCATGACAGCTTAACTGCCGCGAGTGTAGTGTTTGGTATGATTGGGTTGTTTGCATCAGAAGGTAAATAATATGAGCACCTATTTTAAACCAGAAGAATTTGAGTGCCACTGCGGGTGTGGTGAAAAAGACGTTAATCCTAAGCTCGTAGAGCTACTTAACCGCATCCGTGAGTCGTTTGGTAAGCCAATTACCATTATGAGCGGTAGACGATGCAAAGCACACAACACAAAAGTGGGCGGTGCAAAGCATAGCCAGCACGTATTAGGTAACGCAGCCGACATTAAAGTAAAAGACGTACCGCCCAAAGAAGTGCAAGAATATCTCATGAAGCATTTTGATGACGATTGCAAAGGTCTTGGACGCTACAATTCTTTTACCCATATTGATGTTCGTGATGGTAAAATCGCACGTTGGAATGGATAATGCAATCTAATATCGATAGCTTTGTATATTGTTGGACTGATAAAGCAACTAATAAACTTTATGTGGGCTTACATAAGGGAGCTATCGATGATGGTTATATTTGCTCATCTAAACACATGAAAAAAGAATATGCGGTTAGACCTTATGATTTTACTAGACAAATAATATCAAACGGTACTTATGATGATTGCCGAATGTTTGAGAAAAAAGTAATACTTGCTATGTTTGCACAAGATGTACCTTGTTATAATTTGAATGCTGGCGGTGCGATTAAATTTACTCCTGAAATTCGAGCAAAGATAAGTGCTACACATAAAGGTAAAATCGTATCTCAATCACATAGAGATGCTATTCGAGCGTATAGTAAGATAAAGCCTCCAGCATCAGAAGAAACTAGAGAAAAGATACGCCAATCAAAATTAGGTGTTGTACGTAAACCTTTTACTGAAGAAGCTAAACGTAATATGAGTATTGCTCGTACTGGTGTAAAAAGAGCACCTGAAGTAGGTGCTGCAATTAGTTTACGGCAATTAGGTAAAAAAAGAAAATCCCCGTACCCAGAAGAAGCTAAAGAGAAAAATAGAATAGCTAGTACTGGTAAAAAACATTCTGAAGAAACAATAGCACGTTTAAAAGAAATTAAAGCTAACGTATCTCAAGAAACTCGTGATAAATTAAGCGCAGCTAAAAAGGCGTATTGGGACAAGAAGCGAGCAGAAAAAAATGACACTTAAGAAAATCCTTTTTAAAAGTGGGGTTAATCGCGAAAACACGCGTCTGTACACAGAAGGCGGATGGTATGATTGTGACAAGATTCGTTTTCGTCAAGGTTCACCTCAAAAGGTAGGCGGTTGGAATCGCATCTCTAGTGCTACCTTTAATGGAGTATGCCGCTCACTATGGGCTTGGCAAACACTTGCTCAAATACCGCTTATTGGCGTGGGAACAAACACAAAGTTTTACATCTCTCGTGGTGGGTATTACTACGATATCACTCCTATTCGCACAGCAACTAATTTAACTACCCCTTTTGCAGCTACTACAGGCTCAACGGTTATTACGGTGACAGCACCTTCACATGGATGCGTTAATGGGGACTTTGTTACATATAATGGGGCGACAACTTTAGGCGGAGCTATCACAGCCGCTGTACTTAATACCGAGCATCAGATTACTTATGTTAACGCAAACTCTTACACAATCTCAGTTAGTATAGCGGCAACCAGTGGAGACACTGGGAACGGCGGTACAGTGCGAGCTGTATATCAGATGAATAGTGGCCCTGCATATCAAACAGCTGTTACAGGGTGGGGTGCGGGCGGTTGGGGTCTCGGTACATGGGGTACAGGCGTTGCGACTACGGACTCTCTTCGCGTTTGGTCTCAGAGTAATTATGGGGAAGACCTTGTGTTTGGTCCACGCACGGGGGCGATGTATTACTACTATGCAGGTAGAGGGGTTTCGTCTACCACAGCAACTATTTCAGTAGCATCTCCAGCAGTTATTACTACTACAAACCAGTATACAGAAGGCGCACCGATAGTCTTTGAAACGTCAGGTGCATTACCTACAGGACTTGCTACAGGTACAACATACTATATAAAGAATTATGTTGCAGGTGTGTTTAATATAACTGACTCCGCAGGGACTCTAATCAACGCTACTGTAGCAGGGTCAGGTACTCAGTCTATTTCAGCACGCGCAGTAAATTTAACGACTATTGCTGGAGCTTCAGATGTCCCCGTTATTCAGAACTACATTACAGTATCCGATACTTTCCGCTTTGTATTTGCTTTTGGTGCTAATGACTACGGCGTATCTGCTCAAAGCCCACTGTTAATACGTTGGTCTGACCAAGAGAATGCTGCTGATTGGACACCGTCTACTACTAACCAAGCAGGGTCACTGACCCTAACTCGTGGGTCTCAGATTATTACGGCACTTCAAACACGCCAAGAAGTTCTAGTTTGGACTGATTCCACGCTCTACTCTATGCAGTATTTAGGATACCCTCTGGTGTGGAGTGCACAGCTTCTTGGGGATAATATCTCTATCGTAGGTGAAAACTCAGCCGCCCTTGCTTCAGGTGTAGTTTACTGGATGGGGCGAGATAAATTTTATAAATACGATGGTCGTGTGCAAACTCAAAACTGCGACTTACGGGAGTACATATTCAATGACTTCAATACACAACAAACAGAGCAAGTCTTTGCCAGCACCAATGAAGGGTTTAACGAAGTCTGGTGGTTCTACTGCTCTGCCGGTAGCACTGTGGTGGACAAATATGCAATCTATAATTACGCTGAAGATATATGGTATTACGGTACGATGGGTCGCACCGCTTGGCTTGACTCTGGGATTTTAGAATTCCCTCTTGCAGCTACTTACTCAAATAACTTAGTTAACCACGAAAGCGGTCTTGATAATAACGAAACAGCTACGCCCACAGCTATTGAGTCTTACATTACCAGCTCTGAAACTGATATTGATGACGGACACAACTTTGTGTTTATTCGCAGAATCCTGCCTGATATGACGTTTAGGGGTTCTACAACAGAGAACCCAACAGCAACACTTTCTATCATCCCTTTGATGAACGCAGGGAGTGGGTATACAGACCCAGCGTCTGTTGGCGGAACAAATGAAGCGGCGGTAACGCGCACAGCGACTGTGCCTATTGAGAAGTTTACAGGACAAGTATTTATTCGTGTACGCGGTAGACAGTTTTCTTTTAAAGTGTATAACAATCAGCTAGGGTCTATGTGGCAGTTGGGTGCAATGCGACTCGAAATTAAGCAAGACGGGCAAAGAGGATGAGTAATACAGTCCAAACCCCTAAAGCACCAAGTTTACCTTTTGCTGAGGTGCAGTATAGCCGTAACTACCTTGACCAATTAAACAACGTACTGCGCTTATAC